TTTTTGCTTTGCCTTGTCGAATACCATCCACGCTGAAGTTACTGAGTCTTTTGTTTTGCTTTGATCGGCACGAAATACGGGCCTTGGATTTAAAACGATAAGGTTGGATAAAGGTTTTTCAGATAAAAAAGCAGATCTTGCCCGTGTGGGCTCAAGAAATGTTAAGCGGTCAAGGATAACAAGACCCCGACAAGCAAGCTCGTAACCCGGTTCAAGAATCCATTGGATGTTTTCTCGGACGCCTTGGGTAATCGCCAAGGTCCAATCGAACTCAGGTAAGCTCTTCCACCAAGCAGTATCGAGGTGATCGGTATCATCGGTGTTCGTAATGATGGAGTCGAAGTTACCGAGAGACTCTAGTTGGGCTTTGAGTTGTCCGTCGGTGTCAAGAGGTAATAAGATCCGACCAGATACGAGATTTCTTTCCGTAATAGGATTAAGAATATTGTCCGGTACTCGATAAAAGCTCATGGAAGGAGAAGATTTACTAAGGCGGTTACGCGAATATATGACGGTAGAACAAGAGTTTTATCATCATAGATTTATGTCGCGAGCACGCAAGTTAGATAAACCTGAGGATTTAGTTGAGATCATAGACCTATTACATGCAAACTACCTAGTTCAGAAAAGGCTCTTTACTAACCTCGCAAGAGCTGTCGCTGACTCTGAGATGGAGTTACCTGCTTTAAAAGATCTTCTTGAAAAATAAAAAAGCCGCCTTCCGTAGAAAGCGGCTCGGGTGTGTGTGAGTAGTCCTAATTTAAACTGAAAGACCCGCAGCTTTCAAGGCTTCCTTCTGTTCCTTTGTCAGTTCTTTAGAATTGTCCGACGTGGGTTCAGGAGGCGCTGCTTTAGGCTCGCCCGCACCAGCAGGAAGAGCGCTAAGACCTTCCGCTTTAGCACCCTCCAACTGAGGGTTGGCTTCGTCGAAAGCTGCTTTGATTTCTGCATGATCTGTTCCGAGAGGTAGCTCAACCAAATTCGCACCGGAGATATGAGAACGAAGTGCGCTTGATACCAAGCCTCCTCCGTCGCCTTGAAGCCACTCGTTAATATCTTTGATGAGGGCTTTTTCTTCGTCGTCTTTGGCAGGGCGGTCAACAAACTCAAGCACGTTGTAATTAACTTTACCTGTGTCTGCCCCCGTGGTCGGATCAGTCTGGGTAAAGCTTTTTTGAACGAACTTAGTCTGAGTGATCACCTCAGCAACGTTGATTCGGTTGTTGTAGAGCGTTTGAAAATACGAGATAAAGTTTTTCTGACTGCTCTTACCAGAGATGACAGCAGTTGATACGCATCGACTAGGTAGCAGACGATGAGTAGGGTCCACACCAATAAACGCAACCCTGATGAATTCTTGACGGTTTCGCATGCCGAGGTTCCCATAGAAGGGAGTAAACCCGAGCAATACAAATGAAATAGGGATTCCGTTGTCGTTGGAATCTGTGATTGCTTGATCAGGATCCGTGTCCGACTTCCAGCGACGCTGTTGAAGATCGATGCGGAGGGTGTGCGGTGGGACTTGACAAAGAATTTCATCAGCCGCGAATTGTCCAGCGATAAATACCATGATTGATCAGAGAGAAAAGTTGATTGAGCCAATAGCCGCTGCAGAGACTTGACCTTTATCGGGGTCAGCTGCTTTTTTGGGCGCGGACTTCGTGCCCTTAGGAAGATACAGAATCTGATCTACTGCGTAGTTCAAATACTGTTTGTTTTCTTTTTCGCTGGTGCTCACACGACCGACAGCAATCGTAGGCGTCCCATTAGGAAGCTCTGAAAGCTGCTTGGAGTGCTCATTCCAAGCGGTGAGTTTGAACCAGTTAGTTTCTTTGTCGTCGGGAGCTTGCCAAGCGATCGAACGGTTGGTGACGGTTGAGTCGCCGACTTCGTTCTCTTCTGACTTAGGACCAAGCCCACCACAAGCCATGAAAGTATTAATGGCAAGGATGTCGCTGAAGTTTTCAGGTGTAACAACCAGCATCGGTTGCATCTGAATTACGCCATCCGGTGTGGCTTTGGTCGGACCAATCGCAAGAACTTCTTGCTTTTCTTCGAGGTCCTTGAGAAGTTTTCCGACGTAGTGATCTTCTTTTTGGATCAGCTGGACTTTGGTTGATACGCGCTTGTTTGAGGAAGGAAGAGACTCAGCCAAGACGTTGACTTTGCCGTCATCTACTTGCGCTTTGTCTGTGATCCTTAGTCCCAGAAGAAAGACGTTCATCTTTGAGGATTCGGTAAATCGTTGAGCGGTGAACTTTGAGTGCCTTGGCGATCTGCGGAATGCTCACGCCTTGGCTCCGGAATGCTAAGAGCATTTGAAGATCACCGCCACCTAGTTTTGAATTTTTTTCATGTAAATACTGGTTATGGTATGGGTTTACACACAGTGGATTATTGCATGTGTTCTTTACGGTATTATCTTTTGATATGTCTAGATAACCGAGTATCAAAGGACGTATGTAATATCTTCTTGACAAAACATATACAGACGGCACTCCGTTGGTGACAGAACCTTTCCACTCAAAACAAGAATCATAATCAAAGTCGTTATAAGCAAGTTTTTCATATAGCTCACTCAGTTTGTTATCTCTAGCTTTGCCGTAATCGAGCTCACTTCTGTCTGCTTTAAGACTCCTTGCAATATCTAAAGCCTGCGCTTGAGCGTGGGGGGCGTCGTTTGCGGTAATTGCAATCCTTATCGACTTAGATTCTTTTTCGATGTAAAGGCTGTAGCGAGTCAGCGTCATTCAATAAAAAAGGGGCGCAGAAGACCTACACCCCGATAGTTTATTGCAGCGTGAGAATCAAAGACCCAAAATTCTACGAGCTTCGGGACCGATTTGACCGCCAGGTGCCTTCTTAGCAATGTTTCTGATGCGTTCTTGAGTAGCTCCCTTAGATCTGAGTGCTTTAACATCTTCCATACCGAAGCCAGCTCCTCCGAAAGCACCGTAGTTGAAACCGGAACCATCTCCTTTGCCTAAACCAAGACCAGTCACAGGTGTAGTTCCTTCACCTGTTGGTCGGACGTAGCTTGAGGCACCGCCATCATCCGAACTCGAACTCGAACTCGAACTGGAACTCGATCCCTGAGGCCCTGCTTTGATTCCGAACATTTCAGCGGCTGCAGCTCCGACCCGTGGAGCTTGTAATGCAAGCCTTTCCATATCTGCAAAACTAACACCCCGTGCTTGGAGAGCCTCCACGTCTTTCATTCCGAAGCCAGACTCGCCGTACTTCGAATAATCAAATTTACCTGGATTAACATTCACATAATCTTCCATACCCAACACTTCTCGTGCCCCTGGCCCGATGTTTTCGAGGTTGTACCTGTTCGACTGGACCCACTCTTTAATGCTATCGGGGTCATATCCTGCATCGATTGCAGCGTCGTAATCTTTCATTCCGAAGCCAGTTCCGCCGATATCTGTGACACCCACTCCGCCAACAGCTCCAAAATATTTTTTGAGTTCTTCGTCTTCTTCGACTTGCTCTTCTAACTCTTGAAGTGGAGGAGCGGGGAGGTTGATATTGATTTCACTCGGTAGTTGAACCATTGCCGAGCGTGGCAGCAACTGTAATCTGGTTGTTTCGCCAGTCACTGGTTGCGGAGCCATATAAAGACCACCGCCTTTTCCTTTAGTCGTTTTCTCAAACTCAACTCCCGGCGCAAAATCGCTCAGAGCCTCGTCATCTTCCTCGAATAATCCTGCTAAGTCGAGTCCAAAAATACCACCAGCTTTCCGCAGAGCTGATTGCATCGGCTTACCGTAACGGAGAGCGGTCATGCTCAATTCTGATTACATATACTTCAATTTAGCTTACTTTCAGCCAATAGCGACTGATATTAAATCCAGGACCGACTACACCTTTTAAAGTCCTAGATACACGCTGTGCCTCTTCGAAATCTTTGAAACGCTTAGCTTTTTCTCTGTTCTTTGTGTAAGCGCACAAAAGTTTCTTTTTTACGTTTAGACAGTCAGAAACATACTCGTCACCACGAGCGATCACCCATACTTCTCGGAAGCTGAGAAGTGGCATACTGCTGCGTTGCTCATCTGTATACAATCTTCCTGTTAACTTACACTCTGATTTACTATCTGTCTTTTTAATTTTTTGTGTTTTAACGTTTACAGTTTTTACACCGACCGATTCTTTAATTAAACCGTCTTCTTTTAGTGTTTTGTTTAAACGACGCGCAGCGTTAGCTGCGACAAGAGGCTTGTCGTAATACTCTTTGGTCATAATCATGCATTTGTCAGTCTTAACGCAACCGACATAACCGCTGTCAGTTTTAGCGGTGAAGACTTCACGTGCTTCGTCTTCAGGGAGCCAGACAGTAATGAGGTTCATTTTTCAGCCCAAGAGTCGCCGACGTTGGCGTCGCATTTAACGGGAACTTTAGTCAAAACAGACTCAGCTGCAAGTCGCATTTCCCGCTCCAAAACTTCTTTGAAGTGCTCTGCTTTATCTTCGACTGCTTCGAAGATCAGTTCATCATGCACCGTGGCAATAGGGCGAAAATCTTCGTTGACGAACTTACCAAGACGAGCAATGGCGAGTTTCAAAATGTCTGCTCCTGCTCCTTGAATCAGGGTGTTGGCGCAAGTCGTCATAGCTGCGTCGTCGTAGCTAAGAAGACGACGGCGACCGATTGGAGTTCGAACATATGTCCATCCGTCTTGCACCATCGCATTGCGTTCTCGGTGCCACTCTTTCAACCGAGGGTAAGCCCTGTGGAAACCAGAGTGAGCAACTT